AAGCTTGGCTATGCAGCATAGGTGGATTGATGGCAATGCCATTGGCTTATGCAACAGCGGTAGAGATTTATAACTACGGGCTAACAATAAGCCCGAATCAGCGAGTGAATACAACTGTCAGCGTGAACACTGGCTTTGCAACATCCGACCCCAACGATGGTATGATTGCAGGGCGAGACATTGCGGCAACAAGATATAACGAAGAGCTTAAGGCGATGTTGGAAAACATGCGACTGCCAGATGACAACACGTGCTTTGATTGCCGCAAGAACATGAAGTATGTCACAGCTCTTCCATAATGGCAACTCCCAAAGAGATAAGTGGAAGGATTGATGCGCTGTTCTCTGAGTGGAGCGGCGGCTTTACACCGCTATTTTTCGCAGTGCAAGACATGAGGCGAGTGATGTACATTCGCATCTTTGGAATTGATACTGGCAGAGGAAGAAACCAAGCAGGGAACTTCCTTCCAACAAAGAAATATACTCCTGCTTACGCAAAGATAAAAGCAGCAAACGGCAAACCACCTTTGGAGCTCACAGGATTCCTCAAGAGGTCATTTGCAACAGACCAAACCACAATTATAAATCAAGGTTTTGATTCTGCCATTTACACGGTTGCCGATGAAGCAGGCAAAGTGGAAGGATTGGAAAAACTTTACGGCACAATATTCAAACCAACAGCGGAAGAGCAAGCAGAAATGCTTCAACTTCATGCTGACTTATTAGTTGAGCAAATCTCAAACCAGATTTCAAAACCATGAATCTACTTAAGACCATAATCGAAAGGCTCAATCAACGTGTTGAGGTTGCCAATATATTCGACAAGCAATTCAATCTCTGCGAGCTTAACGCAAACGGAAACGACAAAGCTTGGGTGCATTACATCGGCAATGGTCAAGCGGAAGTTGTTACCAACTTCGATGCTAAGAACGGCACTCTGTTCTGGGCAAAGCGCGGCAAGGTAGCAGTTGCAAAGACTGATGCTTATCGAATGAGCGGCTGCAAGCAGTTGTATGTCACAACCTTTCCGCTGACTGCTTATGCCATAGTGCGCAAGAGCCACCTTCCTTGCGATGCTGAGGATGCGCAGGACTGGCTTGCTTCAAGAGTCTACAAGCTGACGAGCGGAACGGATCCACTATTCAAGCAGAGCATTGGTGTCATCAACTATGAGGTTGTACCCAGTGGATATGCAAACGAGATTAAGACCTTAACAGCAAACTATGAGTGGGCTTGTGTTTCCGTTGATATGGATGTGCAAGTAATCACAAGCTCGGAAGACGGCTGCTATGACACTTGCCAAACGGGTGACATTCCGCTTCCCGACCTCCCTGCTTGCGTACCTTGCCTGACTGAGGTTGCTGTGGATGGCGTTACCATCACAGGAAACGGAACACCGGCAGATCCATTGGTGGCAGTTGGTGGCGGAGGTGGTGCGATATCAGTGGAGGAAGAAGGGGTTGAGGTGACACCGATTGCAACGACATTAAACTTTACCGGTGCAGGAGTTACAGCATCACTTACATCACCTGGAGTGGTTGAGGTAAATGTGCCAGGCGGCGGTGGAGCAGTTGGAACATTGCAGGAGGTGACCGACTTAGGCAACAGCACAACGAATGACATTGACTTCATTGCAAATGCAGGGCTAAGCTTTGACAATGGTGCTTTCTTCCGCAAGGGTACAACCGATGCAGGCAACGGCGGTGCAAAAGGCACTGCGCAGATATGCTCAATTAGTTACGAACTTAAGTGGGAAGCAGGACGGTTGTACTACATGCAACAAGACGGCTTCACCATTCGTGATGTAACTCACAATTTTACATTTGTACCTCAACCGACAGATGATTCAACCAAGGGCTTTGTTGTAGGTTCTCGATGGAGTTTAGACGATGGCACTGTTTACCTTTGTAGTGATGACACAATCGGCGCAGCTGTTTGGGCAGTTGTAAGTGTTGGCGGTGTGACATCGGTGACAGCAACAGCTCCACTCGCATCAAGCGGAGGAGCAACTCCAGACATCAGCATTACGCAAGCGGATACGACAACGGATGGCTTCCTAACATCAACCGATTGGAATACATTCGATGGCAAGTTCAATGTGCCAACGGGAACAGCATCAGACTACTTGGATGGCACTGGTACTCCGACACCATTCCCTTCCATTCCAAGCGGCACTGTCACATCGGTCGACCTCACAATGCCTGCTGCGTTCTCTGTTACTGGCAACCCAGTGACAACAATCGGAACATTGGCGGTGACAGCGGCAGGAGTTGCAACGCAATACATCAGAGGTGATGGTCAGCTTGCAAACTTTCCGACATCAAGCGGAGGCGGTGCAAGTGTTAGCTACTACCTCAACGGCTCGGTGAGTCAAGGTACTTTTGGAGGTGTCGCAATGCGCGAGATTAACAAAGTGCCAGTCATTGGAGCAGGTACTGATTTCACTATCAATGCTGATGGCTACATTCAGTCATTCATAACTGATGCAAACGACCCAAATCAATTATCAATTCCTGCGGGAAATTGGAACTTTGAAACATACTTCAGCGCATCAAGCAGCGGAGGGAGTCCAAAATTCTACATTGATCTTTACAAGTGGAATGGCGCAACATTGACATTGATTGCATCCAACTCAGCAACACCTGAGAATATTACAGGAGGCACTGCGATTGATTTATATCTAACTGCATTAGCAGTACCACAGACAACACTTGCAGCAACAGACAGACTTGCTGTGCGATTTTATGTGATACATAGTGGGCGCACAATTACGATGCACACAGAGGACAATCACTTGAGTCAGATAATTACAACTTTCTCAACTGGATTAACATCTCTAAATGGACTGACTGAGCAGAATCAACTTTTTGCAGTTGGTACAAGTGGAACTGACTTTGCGATAAGTTCAACAACTGCTACTCATACCTTCAACCTACCAACGGCAAGTGCTGCCAACAGAGGTGCATTAAGCATAGCTGATTGGACGGCATTCAACGCCAAGCAGGATGCACTGGTAAGCGGCACTAACATCAAGACCATCAACAACACATCGATTCTTGGAAGCGGCAACTATGCCACTCCATTCGAGCTTGTTGTTGCTGCATCGGATGAGACAACTGCGCTAACTGCCGGAACGGCAAAGATAACATTTAGGATGCCAAGAGCGGTAACCTTAACTGCGGTGAGAGCATCACTCACAACGGCTCAGGCAAGTGGTAGCATCTTCACGGTTGACATAAATGAAGGCGGCACAAGTATCTTAAGCACTAAGCTAACCATTGACAACACCGAGAAGACAAGCACAACTGCTGCCACTCCGCCAGTGATAAGTGACACCTCCCTCGCCGATGATAGCGAGATTACAATCGACATCGACCAGATAGGAAATGGAACTGCAAAAGGATTGAAAGTAATGTTAATCGGTAACTACGCATGAGTTTCTTAGTCAACCCATATTGGTATGGAGGATGCGCTGATGCTGATGCGCTTGCATTCTTAGCAGCGGCAGGTATCACCGACCCTACAATCACCTCAGCCATCTGCACATTGGTTACTACCATGAAATCAGATGGAACGTGGGCGAAGATGAATGCAATTTATCCGATGGTAGGTGGAACTGCAACCACGCATAAGTTCAACCTTAAAAACCCATTGGATACAAACGCGGCATTTAGACTTAGCTTTGTTGGCGGTTGGACACATTCAGCAAATGGAGCGTTGCCAAATGGTACTAATGCTTATGCGAATACCTTCTTAGCTCCATCCACACTTTACTCAACAAGTATGGCAATAAGCTATTATTCAAGAACTAATGCTAATACTGGACTTGACCAAATAGATTTAGGAGCTAACGAACTATTGATAAGTACACAATATAACGCAGGAGCATTAGTTAATAGATTTTTATCAAGAAATTCAAGCAGTTCAATATTAGCAAATGCGGCTAATGCAGATGCAAGAGGTTTTTATTTGTCATCAAAAACATCAAATACTGCAAATGCCTTTAAGACTTTTAAAAATGGAGTTTTGCAAAATACTCAAACAGGAGCAGGAAACCCACCTACTTTAAATTTATATTTAGGAGCATTAAACATAGCAAATAATCCTTTATATTTTACAAATCGCCAATGCGCCTTTGCATCCATTGGAAGCGGCTTGACCGATGCCGAAGCAGCAGCACTTTACAATTCCATTCAGACAATGCAAACCACCTTATCCCGTCAAGTCTAATGCAAGTTCACCTACTCACATACGAAGAGGCTCAGAGCCTTGTTGGCATTCAGTTCATACCCGATAATTACTTTAACCCCATCATGGATGCTGACGGCAATCACATCATCAGCATCGAAGAAGTTGAGCAATGCTCAATTGATTGGGTGAAAGCACTACCTTTGATAACTTACAAACCAATAACACCACCCGACTTATGGCAGGAGTAAAAATTACCGACTTAGGAACATTGACCACAGCGGTTGATGCAGACTTATTATACATCGTAGATGTCAGCGACACATCGCAATCCCCTCAAGGAACATCAAAGCAGATTGAACTTGGTAACATTATAACTAGCGGAACTTATTCGCCATCATTTACTAATCTTGTTGGCAGTTTTACTGTTATCTCACCTGAAGGAGATGCGTTTTATCAAAAATCTGGCAATTTTGTGCAATTCTTTTTTAAATTAAGAATTGAATTTTCATCTGATAATATTGCTGAATTTAGTATGACACTACCTTTTCCTTCATCAGGGAATACTCATACATCAAATGCTATTTGCTCATTAATGTATGCTCAAACAACTGGTGGTGCAGTAATTAGGAATACAAATAGTCCTAATATTGATGCAATGGATTTTCAATTTGAAACAGAAAATTCATCAAGTGATACTTATGAATTTAATGTTATTGGTAACTATTTTATCATCTAATGAAGACCTCTGACAACGGCATCCGACTCATACAGGAGTTCGAGGGCTTGCGCCTAACATCCTACCTCTGCTCGGCAGGAGTGCCGACCATTGGCTATGGCGCAACGTACTACGCGGACGGCAGCAAGGTAAAGCTCGGGCAGACCATAACAAAGGAGCAGGCAACGCAGCTGCTTAAGGACCACCTTAAGGAGTTTGAGGGCAGCGTAACAGGACTGCTTAACACAACCAAAGTCAACGCTAACCAGTTCGATGCCCTTGTAAGTTTTTGCTTTAACCTGGGCGCGGCAAACCTTGCCAAGTCGCAGCTGTTGAGATTTGTAAAAGCCAACCCTAACGACCCGAAGATTGCAGCCGAGTTCGCCAAGTGGAACAGAGCAGGCGGCGTGGTTGTGACGGGGCTTGTAAGAAGGCGCAAAAAAGAGGCGCAACTATACTTCACCCCCATAGTATAATGAAAGAGCTTTATGAAATCTATCTATTAAAACATAAATCAGCAGCCTTTGTCAAGATTGAAGAGATGGATTTAACATTTGAGCAGTTCGTTGAGAAAATGCAATCATCTTATTCATTTAACTATATGTGGGGCTATGACACCAAGAAAGCAAGTAAGTAAGCTAAGGCAACTTCTTGACATAATCATCAAGCATTGGAGACCGACAATGGGCAGTTTGGTCATTCTGTCGAGCGTGTTTGGTCTAATATTTAACCAGATAAATACCGAAACACTTGCAGCGATTGTTGCCGCAATGGTGGCGGCAGGTTACATTCCTAAATCAAGCAGCAATGGATGACTTTAAAGACTCAATAGTTACTACGATAGACAAAGAATGTGTGATTGGCATTGGCTGCAAGTTGCACACTCATCATAAGATTGTTGAAAAAGTAATGCAACCTAAAGACACTTTCACTATCTTTGGCACAAATTCAATTACGATGTACGCAAGCGATACCATTCAACCGAGCACATCTGCATTCTTGCAAAGTCCAAAGCCAGAGACTAAGATAATCATCAAGCCTCGCACTGAGTTCACCGAGTATCAGCCGACAATGGATGCACCAATCATGGGCATGCTGCTAACCTTTACAATCTACCTCACAGCGCAATGGGCATGGAGTTCGATGTCGGAGTGGTCCAAACTATTTAGCGAACTCAAGCAATGTCTTCGCTTTTCATCTTAGAGAACTCGATTGACCTCTTCTATGTGGTGACTGATGAAAGCGGCTTAATTGTGTCAAGCAATGAGCTCTTCAGAAACTATTCAAGCCATATACAGCCGAATAAGATTAGTGATATTATAAGCATCGAAGGTGACAAAGATGACTTTATAAAAGCAATTCAGTTGGCTCGCAAGCATACACCTGAGCCATCGCGTGTATATGCTCGCACTCGGCTAAAAAATACCATCGACAGATACAACATCTGGAACTGCTTCGCAATCGAGGACACCTTGCACTTTGTCGGGATCCAGTTAGTCGATGTCACCTCAATCAACTCGCATGACTATGAGCGGCAGAAGTTGCTGCTTGAAGAGTTTAGGTTTATGCTCAGCCATGAGATCCGGCAACCACTGACAAACATCGCAGGGCTTGTGCAATTGATGTTAAACCATCCGATGTCAAACAATGAGGAGAAGCGCGATCTACTTAAGATGATTCATACATCAGTCACCAAGCTCGATGATGCCATCAAGGTACTAATTAAGAAAGCAGCTCGCGAGTTATGACAGAGCAGGAGGCGGACAAGAGACTGGTTAAGGTTGCCGCTTGGTATGTGATAGAGCGTGGCATGCCTGTTTGTGTGGCATTGCAAATCCTTCAAGCCGAACTCAATGATAAGCGACTATTTTGGAAGTCATCGCGTGAACTAATTAAACTGATACAAGATGGAGTCTTCATATAAGATCATCAGCATTGCCATAATCATTGTGCTTGTGCTATTACTGCTTAAAACTTGCGGCGAAAACGCGGCTAATGATTACCGCCTTAAGCACACGATTTATGAGGACTCGATAGTTATCGCCTCGCAGCGCAAAGTAATCGCACAGAGCGGCTCTGATGCGGCAAAACAAGCACAGCAGATTGCGGAGCTCGAGGTGAAAGTAAAGAACGCATCCGAGGTTGTGAAGATTGAGACCAGGACAATCATCAAAACTGAGATTAAGCTTGGCGATAC